GATTTTGCTGATGAGTCTGACCCATCTGTTGCATCTGCTTTAGCTGGAGATAGTTTAGCTTCTTGTGAAACTCCCATATCTTTTGCCGCTGGTGCTTTACCACCTGCTTCAGCTGTTGAATTAGAAATACTTGGAGCCGCCCCCATGTCTTTCATATTTGCTGATGCTACTGGTGATTTTGCTGATGAATCTGCTTCGGCTTTAGCTGGTGTCGCCACTGCTTTCATTTCCGTTGCTTCTTCTACTGCTTCTGCTTCTTTGTCTTCTGACTCAACTGCTGGTACAACTTCTTCTGTTGACTCTTCAGCTGGCATTTCCATTTCAGCTTCTGCTTCTGCATCACCTTCTTCTTCGCCTTCACCTGACATAATTTTATCAAATTGTGCTTTAAGATCTTCTAATGCTGATTCAAGATCGTCTACTCTTTCCTCAGTATTTTCGTGATCGTGATCATCGGCTTCACCGTCTTCATCACCATCATCATCTTCATTAGTTTCTTCGTATTCAATTTCTTCAGCGTCTTCTACTGCTTTGTCTTTTAACTCAGCTTTAAGATCAGCTTCTTGGTCACCTGTACCACCTACAGTTTCTTCAACTGCTTCTTCAGTAGTTTCTTCTTTGGCTTCTGTTGTAGCTTCTTCTTTAGCGTCTTCGTCTTTAGCTTCTGTAGTAGTTTCTTCTGTAGTCTCTTCTGCTACTGCTTCTTTTGAATCAGTAGTTTCTGCAACTGCTTCTTCAGTAGTTTCTTCAGCTACTGTTTCTTCTTGTGAATTAACGATTTCTTCGTGGATGTCTCTAGCTTTTTCAACTATTGCTGTGTGCAATAATGTTTCCGCTTTATCCTGCTCGCCGTTCACTAGAAATTCAAGCACTTGCTCTAGTTTTGAACTCATTTCTGACATGATATTTCTCCTGTTCGCGAATTTGTTAACTATTAATAGTAATATAGATATATTTAACAAAATATCAGAAGATACGGGAATAATAGGCGATTTTTTGCGATTTTGGATCGTGTCTCGCCAAAAGTATGTATTATAGTAGCTGTTTTATACTTCCATTGGTGGTTGGCCGTACATCTTAGCTACAAATTCTTTATTTGTTTCTTCGTCTTGTTTTCTTATTTCACGCACTTTACGTAATTTATTAAGATGTTTAAGAGTCAGTCTTGTTTTACGTGATGAACCAATTTGTGCTTTATGGTAATCATCTTCATTTGGTAAGTATGTTTCTTTTAGTTCAATATAACGCATAACAAACTTATTTAGTAAATAACTTTACAATGGACGACTACTATAACGAAAATGATAAAATTGAAGAAGTAATTCAGTGGGAATTGGATGCAATAAACAATTATATAGTGTCTGTAGAAAATAGATCTAAAAAATTATCTAAAGACCAAAAAGCTACGATTAAAAAAATGAAAATTGTTGCTGAATATCTTATTGCTAGATTAAATCAAAATATTGCTATTGATGTTTCAACTGAAAATCAAACTATTCACTAATTAGTTTATTCTGGTGCAACGTCTGTAGGAGGTGCTGTTCCACTAATTGGTGATGCTCCACCGCCTTCATTATCTTGCACATCTTCACCTGGATCTAGTTCTGGCGCCGCCGGTACAGGACTTGCTCCCACTGAGCCTAATCCTTCTGCACCTGGTCCCATAGACTGAGGCATTGTATCTTTATTTTCTTCTGCCCACATTTTCTCATTTTCAAAAATTTCTTCTTGTGACATTTTTAAGAATCTCTTCATTGCAAATCGTTTACTAATGTAAGGTGCAGTATTAACTTGATTGAATATGTTAACAAGTTGTGTGTCTAATTCAATTTGTCTGTACTTGCCAAAGTTTTGTGGTTCATTGAATTGTAATTCAAATGATCCTGAATCAATTTCAATTCCTCTATGCTTCAAGAACATTTTAAATTCTCTGTCAATGGCAGGTTGAATAAATGATTGTAGACGTTTACAGAATTTTGTAAATCTATATTCTTGTATGTAGGCTGTACCTACTCTACCATCTGTGAAAGCTGTTTGTGGATCATTTGGTGTTGAAGGCAAGTATGCACTTGGCACTCTTAGACCTTTCATCAATTTATCATTGAAATATCTCAAGTCATCTATTTCACCTAATTGTGTTCCACCTGGTAATGTTTCAACTTTAGATCCTCTGCCCTCTGCCGTTTGAGCAAAGAAATAATCTTCAATCATTGATAATGGATTGTATGTTGCGTCCATTATGTTTGTTCCACCACCTGATTGGTTTGGAATTCTTCTTTGGTGTATTTCGTTTTTAACTCTTTCAATAAAGCCCATTGCTTTAGTTGTTGGCATATTACCTACATCAATATAGAACACTCTTCTTTCAGGTGCTCTTTGTACTCTGTAGATTATAATTGCGTCTTCTAGTAATTCTTTTTGTTTAAAAGTTTTAAAGATTGGTTCAAGTATTGATATACCAAAAGGCCAAAATCTATCCATGCCTTCTGTCATACTTAAATGTACAACGTGTGATGCATCAATTGGATGTACTGTAGCATCTTTTTGAAATCTTGAACCGTAAGTACCACCTTGTCCTGATGTTTGCGGTCCACCGCCCATTGATCCACCTCTAGCTTGAGTTGAACCAAAGCCACCAATTGGCATTGGTGATGTAGTTGCATATCCCATTGGCGTATTAAACTTTGAATATGAGTCTGATGTTAAGTTAAGATTTTTAACATTAAGATCTAAGTTTCTAATAAAGTAGGCTTCAGGTCTTTTACCTTTACCTTCGTTGACAACAATCTTGTCTACAAAACTTTGATCAACCCAATACCATTTGTATGTTTGTGGGTCTCTTACAAAGATTTGATCTCCATACTTTAGAGTGTTACGAACCATTTTGAAACAACGTTTGTTCCATTGGTTAATTTTGTTCCACTGATTTAGTGCATCACTTAATAACGATACTTCAGTGTCTGTTGGATCATCTTTATAATGTACATTAAAAGGTGATTTGTTTTTTTCATCAATCTGTGTACAAAATTCTGCAATGGTATCTAGTGCTGAATTGATCTCAGTATCTAGGTCCATCATGTCATATTGATAATAACGTTCAACCCTGTTTGGTTGTCCAGCATATACTTCTGGTAACCATGAATTGTATTTGGAATTTGATGCTGTATTTGGGTTGACCGTAGGTGTGATACTGCCCATCGCTGAACGCGAACCAGTTGCTGTATCGTAGGGTTTAAAGTATTTTCTCCAACTCATGCTACTATTTATAATACCTTTTAATTGTTTGACTCTTGTAGTGTAGCTGAATTACCAATATATGTCAAGTGATTTTATTATTTGTGTAATACAGTTTGTATGTTGGTATTGGATTTTTTCAATAGATCAATCAATGTTGTCATCTGTTCTTGGGTAATAACACCGTTTGCCGCAATCTCTTTCAGGTAATCTTCTGGTTTTTTCTCTTGATTAACATAACTTTGTGCATCACCAAACATTGGCATTATTCTAATTTTGCTTCTAGATCTTGCAGAAGAACCAACTCCGGCAGACCCTTGTCCACTATAATTGGAGCCATCTATATTAAAATTACCAGTACTTGTATTTCCTCCAAGTACTTTTCCTGAAGAATAATATTGACCATCATTTTCATTTAATTTTTTTATTGCCGCGGCCACGTGTTCGGGATCAACCATTCCATCTTTTGCCGCTTTAAAACCGGCAGTTCCTGGTGTGGTCTGCATATAACCAAGCATACTAATATTACCAGTTACTCTCATCATCTCGTAAAGAATTTTTCTTCGTTCTGCATCAGCTTGGCCTGGTCTACCGGTCGCAACATTATTATATTGATCTCGTAATGCATCAAGTTTACCTAGTTTTTCTTTATTCATTCCTGTTGGTAATTTTTCAGCTAAACTTCTTTGCAGTGACGCACCTATGGCGCCTGCCGCTGTGTGGAACATACCACTCATGAATCTAGTAATACCATTCATAATTTTATTGATCATGCCAAATATTCCATTGTTTGGATCTGAGATAAAGTTTGCTAATTTATTTCCTAGGTCTGCAATATAGTTTCCAAAATTTTCAATTGCTTTGATCACACCATCTGTTAAAAATGCTAATGCCAATTTGTTAAATGCAACTCTTAATATTGTCATTGTTCTAGATAGTCTTGATTGTACCTGTGCTAACTCGCCTGGTTTTAATTCAGCTTGTGCTCTGGCCATCTCTTTGAAGTCATTGGTAACAACATCAATGTTTTCAGACAAATTAGAAAGTTTGATAACTGCATCTGCCATTGGCACCCCAGCTATCTCTAATGCTTGTAATCTTCTTCTATCAATTTTTCCAACCCTAATTACATTTTCTCTAAATGCATCTAGTCCTGCCGCAACATCATCTGTTCCTCCTCCACCGGAAATAATTTTATTCAATTTTTCCAATGAAGAATAAAGTCTAGGTGATACAGTCAGTAGTTGTCTTGCTGATTCATCAAATGCCAATGTACCTCTACCAATACCTTGTGACAACATACTAGACAGTTGTCCACCTATCTCAGGACCAAATGCGGCCAAACCTGCAAAACCAACCTGTGCTGATTTCAAAGAATTCTGTCTCATAAAGTCTGGTAGCATTCTCATTCTATTTGTGAACGATGCCATTATTGATGCTTGAGCCACCATGGATCTAATTACATCTGCTGATACTTTAGTAAGTGAAGAGAACTGCTGAGTTACTCTTAAAACTTCTACTGTATGATCTGCAAGATTTTGTCCATCGGCTTGAACAGCAATACCCATTCTTCTAAATAGTTCTGCTTGTTCACCAACTTGTTCATTTAACTCTGCTACAGACAAACCTAATAGTCCTTGTGAGTCTAATGTTTTTTGAACCACGTTAGAGGCATCAAACAATGTTGTGCCAAACACATCTATTGCTTTGCTGTATTGTGTCACGTATTCTGCCGCTTCGTCTACTGTCATACCTGCTTTTGCGGCCGACACACCCAGTGATGCTATTCCGTTTGCCACACCTTCTGTGGCCTGGAAATCAAAGAAACCTCCTCTAAATAGTGTTGCTTCTAATCTTCCCAACTTCATTAAAAACTTGAATGCTGTTGTTACTCCATGTACAAGTCCAACTAGTGCCGCAACACCAACATTTAAAAATCTTGTGAACTTGCCAAGACTACCAAACACATTACTAAAAGCACTCCCAACGGTTCCACTAGGTGAAGCCATTTTTTCTACTGCTGATACTAGTTTGGAATTGCCTTTTGACTGTTCTTGAAGTGCTTTCTTTTGAAGTTTGATTTCTTCTTGATCATTTCTTTTTTGTCGTGCGTCTTCTTTTGTTTGTTGCTGATGTGCTTTTTTTGTAGCTGTTGCTTCGGCTTTATTTCCTTCTCTGAGTATTTTAGAAATAAGTTTGCTATCGCCAGCGGCCACTCTAAGCTGTTCTTTAAGAATCTTTGCAATTTGCTGTATGCTCTCTTCATAGGCAAATTCTGGTATTCTTACCTGTTTTCCATCTAATTCTATATCAATATATTTCATCGTGATAAATAATTAAGTACGCACTTAATAATCCTTATAAGTATCATTATAAAGATATTTATATAGACCTTTAAATACGTACTTTATATACTAGGAAAAAAAATGACAACAAACGAAAAACCAAGTAACCCACTAAAGCAATATTATAGAGCACCTAAACTTTATACTAGTTTGCCATCTGCGGGTCAATACGACAGCACAGAAGAAAAGTCAGCTTCAGGTGAAGTGGCTGTGTATGCCATGACTTCTAAAGATGAATTGACTTTGAGAAATCCAGATGCATTGTTAAATGGCGAAGCTGTTATACAACTTATTAAAAGTTGTGTTCCAGATATTGCTAATGCAAGAGCATTGCCAGTATGCGATGTTGACATATTGTTAATTGCAATACGTATGGCAACATATGGAGAAATCATGGAGACAAAAATTAGATCTCCACATGGTGCCAAAAGAGAAGATGAATATAGTGTGAACTTGAACGTCATACTTGAAAATGTACGACCAATAATGCCTGATCCAAATGTTGTTTTGAGCAACGGCATTGTTTGTTATGTTCGTCCGTTTACATATAATACACAAACAAAATTAAATCTGTTGGCTTACGACCAAGCCAAAGCAATTCGTAACATTGAAGATGCTGGTGGCGAAGGATCTAATCCTGAACTGTCGCAATTTAAAACCATGTTTGTGAAATTAGCTGATCAGAACACAGACTCCATGGTTGAATCTGTTGTTAAAATTACCACACCTGATGGTGATACTGTTCTTGATAAAGCACAAATCAAAGAATTCTTATTAAATTTAGATGCTGTCAGCATCAAAAAAATTGATAATAAGATAATTGAGCTCAACCAATCCTCAAGCACCGTAAAACAAAAATTTGTTTGTAAAGAGACCAACGAAGAATTCGAATCGGAAGTGAGGCTCGACCCTGCGGATTTTTTCGTAGCTTCTTAATAACACACTCTCCTTCTGAGATAGCGACGTACTTCGAAGAGTTGCAAAACGATCAACGACAGATCAGACAAAGTGTTTGGGAAGTGATGTGGTATATGCGTGGATCAATATCAATGAATGAGGCATGGGGACTTACGTTTGAAGATAAAAAACAAATACAAGAATTCTTAAAAGAAAATCAAGAAAGATTTAAAGGTGCCATGTCACCAATTGTTTAATTTGTTTTAGAAGATACCAATTTCATAGTCAACTGATAATCTTTGTATGCTTGATTGACTGCTGGATATTTTTTACGCAACTGTTTTTCTTCTTTTAGTTTTGTTTCAAATCTACGTAATTTATTTTTTAAACTGTATTCTTCGTTTTTGTGAGAAGTTTTTACTATTGTTCTTCTGGTTATGATTGCTTGATTTTTGACTTCTTTTTTCAAAGCAAGGATTTCATTTTTAAGTGTTTTGTTGCTGTTTGGCATTTTACTTTATATATAAACTAAAAAGAAAAGCATCTTTTCTGTTTGAAAAACTTATTATTGCCTGTTGGTCGTTCCAATGTGTTCCATCTTCGTAGTCTTCGTATGTGTTTTCTGTGTCTTCAAAGTGCCAACCAAACTTTCCTTTGCAATGATCACTGCACCAGTCAATATATTCTCCATTCACTCCATGTGCAGGCAGTCTTACTTTGTACTTGAACTCTTTTAGGTATCCGCAAGTTTTAGGAATAAGGCCGTTGTTCTCTAACCGGCAATCTCTGTAATCCCACTCGTTATCTAGTGGATCTGCTATTCTTGGTATTGTCATCTTCTTGTGTTTCTTTCCACTTCCAATAACCAGTTAACCAGTCTTTGTGACTAGTTTCTTTTTTTGAAATTTTAGTAGGTTTACTTTTTTTGTTTACTGTTTTTTTCTTCTTCATACACTATAATATACTTGTTTATTGTGACAAAGTCAACACAATAAATAGAGTAAATGACTAAGAAATCAAACAAAAATATAGATAAACCTATCTGCAACGCACCATTTACATCAGCTTATTACTTTGGGCTGAGAGGTAATTTGGGTTTTTGCTGTGCATGGGAAGATGACGAACAGCCGTATTACAAAGTACACAAAGACGGAGCTCCGGAAGATTTTTGGACTAGCAAATACGCCCAAGACATCAGACAACAAATGCTTGACGGTGAATGGCCCAAGGGATGTTCTGGTTGTAAGTGGCACGTTGAACGAGGACTAGAATCAGATATAGCTGGGTTTGAATCAATACCTGTAGATAAAAAAGACTTTGATGTTGTGTACGGAAATACCACACATAAAAAACCAGTGTATTTGGATTACAGGCCAGACAATTTATGTAACTTGTCGTGTATACAATGTAGTCCCGCCAATAGCTCAATAATTGAAAACTTTGGAGACAAAGAAACATGGGGCATAGGTCAAGACACATGGCGTGGCTCTTTAAAAACACTTAAAGAAAATAAGGATAGACATCATGAAATAGAACAGTTTGTAAATGAACATCTTTTACATCAAGGATTGTTACAAATAAAAGTACTTGGTGGAGAGCCTACTATCAATGCTGGTGTGCAAAGAACTTTAAAACATTTGATTGATAAGGACTATGCTAAAGATATTAGATTAAAGGTTACAACAAATTTTACTAATCTTAATAAAACATACGAACTGTTTTCTCATTTCAAAGAAGTTAGTGTAACTGCTAGTATCGATGGTGCAGGAAAAACATACGAATATGTCAGACACCCAGCCAAATGGAAAGTTGTTAAAAAAAACATATTGACTTTCATGGAAAAATATCTAACCAAGCCAGGATATTCACTTTCCGTAAACACCTGTATGATGGCCCACATGGCTTTTACGTTAACAGATTGGTTATCTGAATTGTCAGATATTTGGTTTCGAGAAAGACTTCATATTGTGGGTAAACAAGGTATAGATAACTTGTGGGGAAATATTTCTATAATACCTGTACTTGAGCCTCACTCAACCATTAATGCAATACCCAGTAAATTCATAAATGATATTTTACATGAATTAGAAACATTAAAGAAAACACTAAATGGAAGAAACAAAACGTTTGTAGATGAAATAACTAAATTAGGCTTGAAGCCAAACGACTGGCCGTACGTAGGCACACCAGACTACCTCATTGACAAACTGATAAAAGTATTTCAAGATCACAAGTATGATGAACAGGCTCACTATGCATGGGCAGTAATGGCCGTGGCACAGCACAACTTTAAAAATTGTGATCTCACAAAATTAGATCCACGTTTCCTAGAGATGTTTGATATGCTTGACGAAGGAACCGTGTTTATAAAACATAAATTTTATTATCCAGATACTTACAAATCATGGAAGAAAAACAAAGAAAAAGATCCTAATTTTAAATTTTTTCCAACTGCAAAAAAGCCCTAAATCAAACATCTTAAAAAAAGAGGTTGACTATATTTCCTATTCTGTCTTAATATAATGTTATTAGGCACATTATAGGCAAACATAGGCAATATAGCATCTCTACAAAAAGCGAATTACGGTGTAACAACACAGGCGAATCGCACGATGCAAGACAAGTGTTAACTCAGGCACAAATGACAATGGCTCTGCTAGAGAAAGAAATGCAACCATTATCTTATACATAGACGGTCAGTTTTGGATATGTATAGGTCCCGTTGGATGAAGTAGGATTGATAGGGGTACAGGCCAACCGCCTCTTTAGGATCCGTAAGCTGGATGACTAATCTCTGGTAATATATAAAGCAATTTAATATTAACAAAGAAAAGTTCTTCACCCGTAGCAGGGTGAAGTATGGCCAAATCTTGGTAATAAGTGATACAAACAAATATCTAAGTAATCAAATAGAAAACAAAAAAGCTAATACAAAGTACACTATCCAATATGATAACATTCTCCTAAGAGAATAGGGCATTCCGCCGAAGAGGTGATACGGGTCCGCAAAGAAGGCTTGCAAATTTTAATTAAGTATTGTATAGTAAACATAATGACGAAGATTTTTTTTAGGGGCACCCATGGGTAGTAAATCAAAAACCAAAGGCAAAATTTACGAAAGAGAAATTGCTAATTTTTTAAGTGACTTGTACAACGAGTCATTTACCAGAGTACCGCATTCAGGTGCTTTCATTGGCGGACAGAATTTTTCTAGAATACAAAATTTATCAGAAAATCAAACAAGAGGTTTCAAGGGCGATATTATTCCACCTGACTCTTTTCCACTATTAGTGATTGAAGCAAAAAACTACGGAGAGTTTCGTTGGAATCATCTAGCACTAGGACAACAAGTCAAACAGCTAGACGAATGGATTGGTCAAGCAGAAGACAGTTGCGAAGACAAAGACAAATGGTTGTTGTGTGTAAAGATCACAAGACAAGGCGAATTTGTGTTATGGGATCCAACACGTTTTACCAATTTAGATCATGATTTGACTTACGGTAAGTATTGTTATATTGAAACAAGTAAGTTTTGGAAAGCCAACAGCGATAAAATCAAAGAACAAAGTAAAAAACAAAATGTCACAGAATAAACTAACAGTAGTCATAGTTAAAAACAAAACTCTTTTATCAAGTATTAGAGATTACTTTTATCAAAGACTTTATTTTGAGCCAGGCATGGATTATGAGCTGGGTTGGCGTGTTGACGGTCCTGTGTATTGTGAAGACGAAGAAGATTTACATACAGTACTAAAACAGCTGAAATCAAATTTTGCAATGGTTATACAAGAAGGCAATTTCTTTTATGAGCATTTACACAATAACTTTATTTTACCACTTATCAAAAGTGGTGACCTAGACAAATATTCATTAATAGGACACATACTAGATCGCAAAGAGCGTTATTATCAACTCCACAAACAATGTTTTATCATCAATTTAGATCATTGGAATAAAGTTGGTGCACCTGATTTTAACTCTAGCGAACATCAAACTTTTATTGACGTTAGAAGATCAGAATCAAATTTTCATGATGATTATACTCCACATTGGATCGAAGCTGACAACGGAATGAATGATTACAAAAAATGTAAAACCGGAGCCAAAGTGATTGGTGCGTTATTAAAAGAAAAATTTAAAGTAAGACCATTTAATCAATACGAAAGAATATTAAAAACTTTTGTATATTATTTCAAAGAAGAACAAGTAAGTCATTTACTAACAAGCAGTTATGTAACAGACAATTCGTATTACTATCCCAAAGCAACATCTAAAAAAAACAAAAAGTTTAAAAAAAATCCGGAGCAGTTCATATCGGTTGCTAACGGTTTACAAAGTTTACAAACAATTTCCAACTGTTATGAGTCTATAAAAGAGATTTCATTTTATGATATATCAATGCCAGCATTGATCTTTACTGAACTATTGCTCAATCATTATCACTTTGATGACTATGTTGAGTTTGTAAAAGAATTTGATACAAAATACAATGGAGAAAAGTTTACAACATTACCTATACATAACAATACATATCAAGACTTGCTTGGCGATATAGATATGTCAGAATATATTCCAATTATAAAACACATAAAAGATAACGTGAAAGTAAACTATTATGTTGGAGATATAACAAGAACGTCAATCATTGAAAATTTGGATAAACCAACTGCTATCTATATATCCAATAGTTTCCACTACTCGCATAGCCTAATTAGAAAATCTGAATTAGACTATTACGAAAGTAAAATTGATCAACAATGTAAAATTAAATATATTAATATTGAAACTATGCGTTAGAGATTATTTCAATCTCATGTGAAATAATAGTTCATTAATACTATGTACAATGTCATCGATGATGTCTTCAATATCAATGTAACCTAGATCGGTTATTGTTTCTTTAAATTTTTCGTATGCTGATCTTAAAGCTTCTAAAGACTCGATAACTTCTGGTACACCGTTATAATCAACCAATTCAACTTTGCCTTGATCAATACTAATTTTTGTACCAGTTCTACCTGCCATTGCCTCAACCATTTTATCAACTGATTCACTAAAAGAATTATAAAACTCACCTAGTGCTTCATGGTGTGCATAACTTTCAGTTTGCCAATGATAATATCTGCTTTGGTTTAAGTATTCCAAAGAATATCGTACTATTTGATTAAAGTTCATAAATTGCTCCTGTGTATTAAGTATGTTGTTTACTATTTATTCCAGCCGTACCTCTTCCAGCTGTTTGGCATCAATGCATTTAATTTTTCTTTATCTGGGTCTCCGTGTATAATCATATGTAATCTTGCTTTGTTTGAATTGTTATGTACCCAATGTATTGTGCCCACATTCCATATAAAAGCTGTGCCAGGTGCATACGGAATCATTCCCCAATCTTTAACATAAACGCCAGCACCATTTGGATTACTAATAGCTAGATTAAAACCCATGCATCTATTTTCAGCATCTTGGTGAGGTAAAATATATCCACCGGGTTCAATCCATGAAAATCTAATTCTAGAATAATTTTTTAACGGAAAATCATGCATAAAAAATCTTTTAGTTATTGGACATTCGTCTGCCAGTTCAGTCCAATCTGGTTTTGGTTTGGTTGGATATTTTGTTTTGTCAACACCAACATAGTCATAGCCAGATGTGATATCAGAAGCCAAACCAAATAGTGTTGTTGCATTCCAAGTACCACCAGCTTCATCTGATCTATGCATAAGCGATTTGTTTTTTACATTAATGGCTTCCATATACATTTTTTCATGCGGAACTTTTAAATCTAACTGTAGCCATGGGTATGGGCAGTCATCACTCTCAAACCAATTCCACAAATCTTTATCTTTTTTTGGAAAATTATATGGCCTTTCGATGTAAGCTTCTTTCCATAATTTTAACATTTTTTCTGCAGTCAAGTTTTTTACCAATTTACTATTAATATAATCCGAATTGTTATATCCTAAAATTAATTGAAATATAGGACTTAAACCATACTTTGCTTCCAACGTAGGCATTCTTTTATTATCTATTTCATTAGGAATAAAGAAATCAATTTGTTGTTTTTGGCAATAAGACCTTACGTATTTGTTGATAGCAGATTCTCCTGGGTTACAAACGAACACCAAATCTTTCCCCTCAACAAATTTTGCTACAGAATTTTTGTTATAAGGCATTTCCAAAAAGTCAAACTGAAATCTTTTTTCGTTTTTCAATAAATTTGCAATAGCCTCGCTCAACCTAGGACCTTCAATATGACCTATAACTCCAACTTTAATCTGCATAACCAAATTTCTCCCAACTTCTTTCTAATATATCAATCCATTCTTTGTAATGTCTTTTACCATGTGCAATAATATGTAATCTAACTTTATTGGAGTTATTAATAACTTCATGATGTTGTCCAACATCAATTAAAAATGCTACTCCGGGTTTAAATGGTACTGTGCCTTTGTTTTTAAAATTAAAATCACAACCATCCGGATTATTAATTGCTATATTAACCGGCGTGAATGTTCTTTGTTCGCTGTCTCTATGCAAACTAATTTTTCCACCTGGTTCAAGCCACATAAATCTTAGTCTTTTGTATTGTCTATATGGAAATTTATTTTTAAAATATTCTGTAGTAGTAGGACATTGATCAGCAATATCTGTCCATTTGTAATCAATTTGATCTTCTGTTAAACCTTTGTTTTCTTCGTACTGTTCCCAAGCATTGGTTTTAGTAGAACTAATACCATGCAGGCAAAGACTAGACCAGCCGCCTCCCTGGCCATAATCTCTATGTGAGACAGCCTGATCTTTAACCGCTGATGCTTCTTTATAAATTTCTTCATAAGGAATATCATTAATATCTAGTTGCAAATACGGAATAGTTTTATCTTGCTCTAACCATTCCCAAATATCTTTGTCTGTGTTTGGGTTCATACACATATTTACTCAGTGCATGAACCCATTAAGTTAGTTTTAGATATAAAAGCGATTGTGTGATTGTTTAAAATTTATTGATGACATTTCTTCATTTAGTTTTTCGTTGTCATGTCTTGCGGCAGGATCACTGTTATATAATGCCAACACGTAGTTTAGCATAGTTTTTGTAGTCTTTCTTGATATTTTTTTATATTTAGGCATGGATTTTGTCTCTCTGTTCTTGTTGTTAGCGAGAACGTGTGTAGCAAGTAATAATCCATTACCCAAAGATCTAAATATGTGTTCCATCTTGTTCCTTTTGTTTAATTTTTAATTGTTGATATGCATATAAACGATCTTGTTTAGACCATTCTGTTGATGCATATATCCACATAGGATCATGCTGGTAATCTTTTTCATTTGTCACCCAAATTGCATGGCAGAACTGTTTTATTATTCTTAACATTATTACTCTTTCTTTTGCTTACGAGCCCTTCAGATTAAATCTGTGTAAGGCTACACCTTGTTTCTCAGTTGCTCCATGTTTGATATAAAGTAGCGGGAATATCCGTTACCGCAGGTATTTATAAATTGAACATTCGAACATTAACTGACGTTTTATTCTTTAGATAATTTGTTAAATTCTGCACAACCATCGTCGGTGCAATTATCATCCGAATCTAATTCTTTCCACTCCTTGTCATTTTGTTCATTATATTCTTTTTGAGTTTGGTGTGGTGTTCCTTCTATTTTTTCTTTTTTAAATTTTTCACAGTCTTCACTTGCAGGTGCCAATGCACAACCTAAGATGTTTGCAATAGAATCCATTTTACTAATAGTATCTAGTAAAGTTCCGCGGTCATATGAGTCCTTTTCAGCTTCTACATTTTTATTTGGAATTGTACTGCACGAAACCACAAATAAAAAAGCCGATAAAATGCTTAATTTAAGAAATGTTTTACTAGTCATGCGTGTATTTATAAAATGATGTTTTAATGAATGGAAACTACTTCAACGTCTTCTGATAACGAAGTAAATCCATTTTCTTTTGTCACAGTCAATATTGAATTTACTCTACCTGTTAACTCGTCTTTGTGCGAAATTAAGAATATGTTTTTATGTCTTTCTCTAGTCATTTTTTTCAAAATGCTCATCGACGATTCAACACCTTGCATATCCATACCGGAATCAATTAGCTCATCAATGAATAATAAATTAATAGGAGTACTTGTTGATTCAAATATATCTCTAAATGCCCAACTCAAACCTAATATTAATCTGTTACGTTCACCTCTACTCAAGTTATCAAAGTCCAACTCTCTACCTAGTTCTGTAATATTGACTGATAAATCAGATTGGAATATAACTTCATGTGGTAATGAAAGCAATTCTAGATAATGATTCAATCTTTGATTCAAATACATCAAATTTTGATCAATAATTTTCTTTCTAATAAATGAATCTTTGCTTGTTAATAACCTATATAGAAACTCTTGGTGTTCTTTGAGTTTTGTTAAGCTATTCATAAAAGCATAATCAATATCTTCAATGTTTTTTTCTTTTAATGTTTCAATTTGTTCAATATGAGGATTTTCAGCATTGTTTTCTGCTTCTAAATCTCTTTGTAAGTTCTCTAAATTTTGCTTATGTTCATATGCATCGTTAATATTGTTATAAGATGTGCTAGGCATAGGTCCCAGATCGCCTAACTGTTGTATGCGATTTTTTGTATGTGTTATATTTTGTTGTATGTGTATGTGTTTTTCGGTGTACTGTTGTATGCTACTTTTTTTATGTGCTACGATTTTTTCGATCTCTTGACCATCCACCTTCTGCAATCCTTGTTTACATAACGGGCAAGTCTCCCCGCCCAGCTGGGTCATTTCCTCAGTTAGTGTGTCTATGCTGTCCTGTATGCCCTGTGCTTCACGCACATCATAATCCAGTTGCTTGTTTAATGTAGTACGTTCTTGTTCTTGTTCTTTCCATGTAGCTAGTGCATTATGGTTTTCAATCTCTTTGTTCATATCAATTGAATCAAGCTCACTGATAGCTTTTTTTAGTCTAGCTATGTTGTTTGTGTGCTGTTCATTCCATGCAGTACTTTTGATTTTAAACTTTCTAATAGTTTCTTCGATACGCTCATTGCTGGCCTTGACTGCTTGTATTCTCAGTTCTTCGCCTTTAATATCCTCTTTAGTAAGCCGTACTTGCTCTTTAAGACGGTCTGCTTTGTCAGATAGCCTTGTGATGCCCAAAAGCTCTTCGATCACTGCACGTTGCTCTGTAGCCTTCATAGCCAAGAATGGCATATTGTAAGTGTTCAATGCTATGATCTGCTTGAACAACGGCTGGCTCATGCCCAGTATTCTATTAACTTCGTCTTGTGTTAGTCGGTTTTCACCCTGTGCTTCGTCGGTGTCTTTTTCGTTCACCACTTCATCATCACAGATGAATCTAAAATATGCTGGTTTTCTACCACGTTCCACTTTGTATTTTTTGCCGTCCACTTCAAATGTACAGCTCACACTCATGTTTTTTTGATTGGTCTTGTTGATCAGGTTGTCACGTTTGATCTGTGTGATAGCATCACCAAACAAACAGAAGCTCAATGCATTAAGTATTGTGGTTTTACCCGTACCATTACGTGAGCCTTCACCTCCTAGGTCCAAGTTGTTACCCAACACTAGGGTAAGTCCTGGTTGATCCAGTCTAACTGCCTGTGTGGCGTTGCCCACACTCATGAAGTTTTTCATGGTCAGTGTTTTTAAAACTATCATAGTCGGTTATAAATCTCTACTAGTACGTTGTTGTCAAATGTTTCTGACTCAATATGCTTCAATTGATCCAACACAATTTCATCAACTGACTGGAACTTGATCTCTCCTTTGAAATCAATTTCGTCTTCAGCTTCTTTGTGTGGTAGTAAACTTATTTCTCTTAACGAATAAGTTTGTTGAAAATTCTCTTTGATAAAGTTGGCTTCTTCATAACTGACATCTATGTCAATTTTGACTCTTACATGACATTCCGGTTCCAAAAACTCATCTGGATTCTTTAATAGATCACTCAAATTCAATGTTCTGTATTTTGGACCTGCTGGCCATATCTTGTATTGTGGATCTTTGTCCATTTCCAAAAACATACAACCACGATTGTTATCCCAAGCATCTGCGTAATTGTGTGCAAAAGGATTACCTATATAAGACACATTGCCTCTGGTTTGTCTTTTGTGAAAATGTCCTGTAAACACTTGCCCTATATTTGCAAAGTGTGATTGGTTTAGTTCTCCAATATCAGGCATCTCGACCATGGCATTCATTTTAAAGTTCGGTAATTCAAAATGACCAAACATATATTTTGCTTTGATTTTTTTAATGCCTTTCCATTCGTCACCTATCAACCATGGAATTAACGCAACATCATCTTGTACCATGATTTCGTTGACTACTTTTATATTTGGAATTTCCTCGGCAAAGACAACACTAGAGATTTCACGTTTATCTCTATAAAACAAGTCATGATTTCCAACAATGAAATACGTTTGTTCGAATGCGTCACTCAATCGTTTGAGATTGCTGATTGAATAGTTGAGTGTACTAATGTTAATTGACGATCTATGATGATGCCAGTCGCCGAGGAAGATGCAGGTTTCTGCACCAAACTCTTTGGCTTCTTTTATAAACCACTTCACGAAATTTTCACAATCATTATTGTGCTGTCGTGAGTTGTTTTTTAAACCAAAGTGAATATCTGTAAAACAGGCCGCTTTTTTAAACATAATTTTGCAATCTCAACTTTATTAATATTATAGTTGAAATACAACCTTTAGTCAAGTGCAAATGTTTATTTTTTTGCCGGCCTTCCAAACATTCTTTTTTTGGGTGCAAACTGTTTTTTTGGTTGGGCATAACTTGGAATTTCACCGGCCGCAATTCTGGATTGAGCTTCGTGTTCAAGTTGTCTAGTATATGATGGATTTTGTCCTGCCTCCTGCAATAGGTCATCTCGTAAACTTTGATGTTTCTTTTCTACATTCAAGATTCTAGTGAACGAATTGGTAATGGCCGCAGTATAATATGCAAAAGGATTTTCACTTTTGAATTCATCAAATTGCAATCCAATTTGTGATAATTGTAAAAGTGCTTGAGATCTCATCTCATCATTGTAAGTGTATCCTCTCCAGTTACCTCTGGATCCATAACGTTCACAAAGTTTCATAAACATCATTGCCAATTTGTTTGTCATCTTGCCGTGATCTAAACTAAATTCATTATGAGATGCATAATGGCTTTTGCCAACTTCTTCCCATGCACCTTTATCACTTAACTTATAATGTTTAAAAGGAATAAAGTTCAATTTGACTTTAGTATCTGCAACTGTTTTTGGATTTGTTTTTCTTTCAAAGTCATCTGGAATATGATCCCATGTAACAACCCTAATTATAACATCTGTTTCTTTAACATCTTTGGTTTTAATTTCGTGTTCTTTTACTTGACTCTTTTTTAAACCCAATTCATCAACTTTTAGTTTGGTAAGTCTGGTAGCTCGTAGACGTCTAGCCTCCATGAGCTTTGTTTTATTCATTTTTTTAATACTTTCGTGGATAATCATATCATAAGCATTGTATTCTGGTTTCACATAGAAACAGTAACTTGCTTTGGATTTATGTATTTCCTTCAGTATATCTTTATTATTTAGGTAATTTGTTCTAGCCATATTCACAATATATGGCTTTTTACCAAATTGGTCAACCTTTTTTGTATATTTTTTTTAAATTAAATACAGCTTTAAAGAAAGCTATAAATATCAGTATGAGTATTAATAATGATTTTAGAGGTAAGCTACAAGCCAAGCCCGGAGCCAAGGAAGAAATATATGGCAGTAAAGATGCCACTAGTAATTTATTGGCCCCAATAGCTGAAACGAATGGTATGATAATGCCATATACTCCAGCAATACAAGTGCAACACGCCTCTGTAGAATATACACAATATAATATACCGCAAACAAACTTTGATTATATGGCTTATGCTAGAAGAGCCTCTCCGAGACTATCTGTTACTATGCCATTTACAGCTAACAATGTGTACGAAGCAAGATATATGTTGGCAGTTATACATTTTTTAAGAACTGTTACAATGTCATATTATGGAATACAGAATGACAAAAGAAGAGGTGTACCACCACCAATTTTATTATTTTCAGCTTATGGTCCATATATGTTTGACAAGATACCTGTATTGATACAAAACGTATCTTTTGGTTTAGAACAAGATGTAGATTATGTTCCAGCGGGAATGCCAGCTGATTATCAAGTAGCTGAAAGCGATAGAAGTCCGGGCCACCCTGCTATGCAGACAATGGCAAATGAAAGAAAATCAGGAGCAGACAATTTTGGTAGTATTGACCAAGCCGTACAACAAACTTATGTACCAACAGTATGTAATATTTTCATGGATGTAGTATATGCTCCAGTACCAAGTGTACAACGAGATCAATTTGATTTAGATTCTTTTAGAAAAGGAAAGCATTTACTTAAAGGTAACAAAAATGGTAACAGAGGATTCATTTAATGTCACAATATAAAAAAAATTCTCCATATGGTACTACAAGATTAGTAAACGATTACTTAGATATAATGTCAGCACCAAATATGGCTTATTCAGATGCTGATGAATATTACACAATTGAAACGAAATATGAAAAACGTCCAGACCTGTTGGCTTATGCACTTTACGGTGACACTAGATTATGGTGGGTGTTTATAAAAAGAAATATGAACGTGATGGAAGATCCTATTGCAGACTTCAAAGCAGGTTTGGTTATTAGGTTACCAAGTCGATCCTCAGTTTCACAGTTCGCTAATTAAAGGAAACAAAAATGCCAGGTAAAGGAATTGGATTTAATCCTCTAAAAAATAAAATTTTAGATACAAAAAAAGCATTTAGCGAATCTGTTGATGTAACTGACATAAAAAATTTTGTAGGATCTGACAGTTTAAAAAATTTAGATCTAAACAAAACCGAGTTGTTAACAAATGATCTAGCTTCTACAATGATTAATACCAAACCTATGAATTTTAAACATAGTGCCGCAATAAAAAATAAAGTAAATTCTTTAAAATCACATATGGATCAAGACATAGTTCCAGTAGTGTCAGATGGAATAGAAGCCGCCAAATCAAGTGCATTTAAAACGTTTGAAAATTTTAAAAATAAAAGTAGTAGCTCAGTAGAAGATAAAATTACAAGTGTTACAGCTGATGACGGATTTACTCCTGCTAATTTATTAAAATCAGGTGATGCTGTTGCAACAGAGCAAAGTGCTACAGCCGATGATGGCTTTGTTAATGATCAAGAAAAAACTACACACGACGAAGAATCAGAAGAGGAAATGAATGAAAGACTTTATGAAGGCTCCGGTGTTGATTACAAATTTAAAAACGTAGTGCCAAACCCTGTACATGAATACGAACATTACACATATGACATCACACTAGCTATAGCTGATTTAAAACTTACCAAAAAATGGCTAGACGCAGAAGCAACAACCAAAGCAGGTAGTTTAAAAACCAAAGAGCCCGATACAGATTTAAGTAAAATTTCTGAATCAGATCCAAACAGCTTTGATAGTTCTTGGTTTAATTATGGTAAAGATGAACAAACTACATTTATAGTACTTGCCAAATCTGGACAAACAAATACACAGGTTACCAATCTTAGTATGAAAAGTATTATTGGTCCCACGCAAGAAACAGGAATGGGAAATACTACTAATTTTAACTTTGAAATTACTCAACCATTGGGGGCTAGTTTTGTTAAAGATCTGTACAAAGCATCAAAGATACTAGGTATCGAAGAATATAAAGTACACCCTTTTTTTATACAAGTATATCTAAAAGGTAGAAAACAAGATGGCAGTATTGGCGACGACGTAGAGATTCCAGGCACAAGACGTGTGTATGCTATGATGATTAACAATATAACTTATAGTGTTAACAGTGGTGGATCAGTATATTCTGTGCAAGGTGTACGTGCTGGAGATTTAGGGTTAGCAGATGATCACCAATTAGTACAAGATATTGAGATTAGTGATATTGTAACATTCGAAGATTTCCGTAAAGGATTTGAAGTTGCATTAAACAAACAAGAACAACATCATTTAGGTGTTACAAAATATATTTTAGATCAATATGAGGTTGAAGTTGAATGTGAAAATCCTAGTGAAACAAAAGATATAAAATCATCTCCAATTATCTCAGATCTAGAAATGATTAGTAACGTTGACTTAAAAAACCAAAAACTTCGTTCAGTTAGTAACTACGATGCTAGTATCAAAGAAATTATTACCAAACACGTGTCAAGGACAGAATTTTTTCAAAAGAAATTAAAAGGTTTCAAAGAAAAAGTAATTGATGCAACAGCCGGCGACGAGGATGCTAAGAAAAAATGGGATGATATAGATATGACAAAAAAACTTATCATTATCAAACCATATGCTGTGCCATTTCAGTGGGATCCGTTGAGACAAGATTATGCTAGAAAATTAAAGTATGTCATTAGAATCAAAAATGTAATGACAAAATTAGCTATCAAAGAAGAACTGTTGGCACCAAAAGAATACAACCAAAAAAGAGTAAAAACAATGGAAGAGAGAAAAGTGTTAACTAAACACTACAAGTATCATTTCACTGGTGAAAACTTAGATGTATTAAATTTTGATATTCAATATAATTTTCAATATGTTTATCCATATGATTCTTTGCAAGGACTATACAACAAGTATCCAAGCCACTTTAGATTATCCAAAGAAGATAGAGAATTTATTAATACCAGAAATAAATTAAAAGAAACAATGGACAACTCAGCCACCAAATGGAACGCCTCTACCAAAGATGGAAAAGTAGATCGTGCCGAAGAACATGATTTATTAGTATCCAGAAGACTATTTTTAGAAAACTATTTGGCAAAAGTTCAATCAGGCGAAGTTGAACCTGATTCAAATACAGCAGAAGCATTTCAAAAGTTAGCAGATCAATATAATAATGATACTGCAAAGGTAAACGAAAAATGGAATTATGGTAACCCCAATATTCCACCAGCCGCAAGAATGGTTGCATTAAAAACTCTTGACGTTTCCAGTTTTGAGTCTAGTATAAAATCTTCAAAATTAAATGAAAAATCCGAAAGTCAATTAAAAGGTCGGAAAATTGCAGAAACAATCAGTGACGCAGAATGGTTAAAATATGCAAACAGATATCAAGGTGATAGAGCCAAAGCATTTAACATTCAATTTTATGATAGAAAAATTATATCAGACGGTGTTGATGTTGGATCAGAAGCAGGTGGCGAATACATGGCTTTGTTGGAAAATTCAAAAGCTGGTCCTGTTGAAATGATGAATATCAGTATGGAAATCATAGGAGATCCTTATTGGCTAGAAGATGCATTTGGACAAGCTGATAAAAAAGGCTCTGTTGACGATACAATGGTTGACTATTCCAAAGAAACTGCTGTATTATTTACAAGTCTTGCTCCAGCTGAACCAGATCCAGAAACAGGATTCTTAAAAGCAGGTTCGGAAAGAGCAGATGAATTCATACAAGGAATATATGTTCCATATGAAGTTGAAAGTACATTTAACAATGGACAGTTTACACAAAGAGTACAAATGATTAGAGACCCACTAACAAACATTGAAGACTTAAAAATAAGATCAGAAAATGATTATGCAGAAGTTAAAGAAAATGCGAGGAACAAATAATGGCAAGTAAGTCAGATTCGTTTGCAAAAAGTTTTATAAAACGACAAACAGGAAATTCTAAAAGCACACAATACAACACCATTCAATTAGCAGAAGTAATGGAAAATGTTGATGGTGCTAAAATGGGAAGATTACGTGTACACTTGTTGGGTTCACAAACTCCGTCGACTGATAAAAATACTTGGAAAACAGTACAATGGGTATCTCCATTTGCGGGTGCCAGTACTCCAAGCACAATGTTAGCAGGTGGTGACGCAGAAAACACATACCAAGGAACACAAGATGCTTACGGAATGTGGATGATTCCACCTGATGTTGGTAATATTGTTGCAGTTGCTTTTGTTAATGGCCAAGATGCTATGGGTTTATGTTTAGGTTGTTTATATCAACCAGGTGTTAACCATATGATTCCTGGTATTGCAAAAGGTACAACATTTAGTGACAATGACGATGCACCAATTGTTCCAGTTTCAGAAGTTAATAGAAGATCTGTAGAAGCTCAAAATTTAGATGTGTTTGATGATTCTACAACAGGTCCAAAAGACAAAGTAAAAAGAGCAACACATACTCCAATGTATAATTCTTTAACCACACAAGGTTTAGAAAATGACAACATTAGAGGATTGACAGATTCATCAGCTAGAAGAGAATCTCCATCAAAAGTATTTGGATTTTTAACACCAGGTGGTCATCAGTTTGTAATGGATGACGTGAGTCAAAAATATATTAGACTTAGAACAATAGGCGGTGCTCAATTATTGTTAGATGATTCACATAGTGTGGTTTATGTGATTAACAGCAAAGGCACAGGTTGGGTAGAAATTACTGAATCAGGAAAAATAGAAGTGTTTGGTGCAGACTCAATATCAATGAGATCAGAAAAAGACATCAACATAAGAGCTGACAGAGATATTAATATTGAATCTGGTAGACACACAAATATCAAAGCCAACAACACATTGGATAAAAAAGATGATGAGTTTACACAACCAATCTCAACAAGAAACTTAGGAGATATCAAAGGTAATGTACATATACATAGTGCTGGTAATTTTAAAGTAACTGGTGGTAGTGGTATTGATTTAAGCACAACAACATTTAATTCATTTTCTACTTTAGCACAAAAATTTACAACAGACGGTGAATCTCATATTAACGCAGGAACGTTCCATCATGAAACTGCTCCTAAGATACACATGAACGGACCAATAGCATTGAAGGCCACAGAAGTTGCTGGCATATCCTTCCAAACAGATGCTGATGGCAATTTACTTTATACAAATATATTATCAGAAAGAACTGGAGAATCATTAAACAGTCCGAAATCTACAGAAGCTAAACGTGGATCAATATTGACTAGATTTATAACAAGAGAGCCTTATCCAGATCACGAACAATCTAATTTAGAAAATCAATCATAAAAAGTCACAAAAAAAGGGCGATAGTTTCCTACCGCCCAATAATTGCAATTAATTTTAAAATTAATTAGTATTACGCCGCTTTGTTAATCAAAGTCTTACCACTTGTTGATAGTAAGTTGATTAAAGCTGATTTCGTTGCCATTGCTGTTTGCAATGATCCTGTAGAGATTACTCTAACATTGAAATCATAACCTTTTGACACTAGAGCAGACGTTGGTGTCGCTCTTTTCATGTTAAGGTTTTTGTACTTAATAACACCACCGTTTACTTCGCCGTTGTTATCAATTGCGTTTTTGGCTTCTTCTACGAATACGCCAACTTTATTTTTAACGTTGCCTTTTACAAACTCTCTTGTATATACAACGTATTGTTTAGTTCTAGCCATCTTTGTTTTCCCTCCTAACAGGTTTTTTAAGATTAAATTAAACATAACAAATACACTATAGCATTAGAATACAACTATGTCAAGCATTTTTTTTGGATTTTGGAAAATTATTTTAATAAGTCTCAGGATCTTCAGGATCATATTGGGTAACATGGTTGGATTTATCCAATTTTATTCCAACTTTTTTATAAACAATTTCTGGATTGGTTTGTAATTCGTAAGTTAGGTTGTCCAATGCACTTTCAATTTCATCATACACCACTTCAGCAGTATGGTCATTTAGCTCAACACCAATATTTCGTAATCTGGCATGATACATTTCACTGATTATTTCAATAAGGTGAATTCCTTTTTCACGATTCATGTACCACCAGTCTTTGCCAGAGGCAAAGTTCTTTAATTCGTTACTCATGTTATTATAATATATGATCAGCTATGCCAAGGTCAATCAATTGTTTTGCCGTAAAGTATTGATCACTAGGCGAATCTAATTTTTTCTTAACAGAAGCCATTGTTTTTCCAGTTGCTTCTTTTAATATTCTAAAACATCTCTCTTCACAATTATGGTTTTCTTGCATTTGAGATTTCATATCATGCATTTTAGATTCCATTGCATCTGAATGCTGATGATTCATGATACCAGTATTTTGTCCAATATATCTTTCGCCATGTTTACCACAAGCAAATATTAAAAAAGCGGCACTCATTACAGCACCAACTCCGATAGTACTAATGTTGTGATAGCTGTCTCTCATGACATCAATCAACGCAAACGACTCGTATAGATCACCACCTGTTGAGTTGATATACAACTTTAAAGTACGTTTTGGTTTTTTATTTAGGTTAGCAGTCACTATCCATTTGATAGCACGAGCTATATTCTCTTCGCCAATTTCGCCTGATAGATAATGAATATCGTTATCAAGTAGCAACGACTCAATTTTATCATCAGCACTAAAATTTTCAAATTTCTTCATTAATTGTTGCCTATTATTGATTGTATTAAATATATTTATAATAATTTAGTTGGGCTAATTTGGCCTAATATTAGGATAATTAAAGTAGTATATAATAATGTCTATAAATATCAATAAGGATACATAATGGCAACAACATATTCAACATCAACTGCTAATAACACTTCTGCTACTGTGGCAGAATCTCGTGTCTCTAGTAGAGTTTACAGAGGATTTTCATCAGTAGCAGGGGTAAAATCTAATCAATTATATGATGTTGATTTGATCAAACAAGATTTAATTAATCATTTTTACACCAGAAAAGGTGAAAGAGTGATGGATCCGGAATTTGGTTCGATAATATGGGATTTACTTTATGAGCCAATTGATGAAAGTACTAAGGAAGATCTAGTTGAAGATTGCAAAACTATAATTGCATCAGATCCAAGAGTACAATTAATAGATTTAATTTTAGACGATGTTGGAAATGGTATAAGAGTAGACATACAATTGAATGTGTTACCCTTCAACCAACAGGCGTCAATGCAAGTTAACTTTGAAAGAGAAACATTATAATGAGTCAAATAATTAGACAGAACAATTTATTCTCAGCAGAAGATTGGAAAACAATTTATAGAAGTTTCTCTCAGGCAAACTTCACAGCATATGATTTTGATACTATCAGATCAGCTATGCTCAATTACATTCAAGTAAACTATCCAGAAGATTTCAATGACTATATTCAATCAAGTGAATTTATTGCAATAATAGATTTATTATCTTACTTGGGTCAGTCACTTGCATTTAGAACTGACTTAAATGCTAGAGAAAACTTTTTAGATACAGCTGAAAGAAGAGATTCAATTATTAGATTAGCAAAACTAATCAATTACAAAACTAGAAGAAACACTCCAGCAAGAGGTTTATTAAAAATTACAAAAATTAGAACTACTGAACCAATTACAGATTCGGATAGTGCTGATCTTTCTAACACAAATGTTGTATGGAATGATCCTAACAATGCAAACTGGTATGACCAATGGTTAACAGTTTGTAATGCATTGTTCAACACCACAAACCAATTTGGTAATCCAACCAAATCTGCAACAGTGGGTTCGGTGGCAAGTGAAATTTATGCAACGTCATCAACAAGTGATCAAAGTGTTGTTAAAAATATGCAAACTTCTATCGATGGAGTATCGACGTCAATTGATATTGTAAAAGCAGATATCCATCCAGATAATTATTTTTATGAAAAAGCACCGGATGCCTCTGAAGCATTTAATCTAATTTATAGAAATGACAATCAAGGATTTGGTTCTGTTAACACAGGATTCTTTGTATATTTCAAAGAAGGAACGTTACAGTATCAAGATCATGAATTTGTAAATCCGTTACCAAACAGACAAGTTGATATTGATGTTAGTGATATTAACGACATAGATGTATGGGTACAAAAAGTAGGAACAATGGGGACACCATTAGAAAAATGGACATCAGTTCCATCACTCAATGGACAAAATACAATTTATAATTCATTAGCTCTAGCAACTAGAAACATATACACAGTTAATTCTAGAAACAATGATAATGTTACAGTACAATTCAGTGATGGTAACTTTGGTAATTCACCAAAAGGAACTTTTAGAATTTACTTTAGAAAATCATCTGGTAAAGGACAAGTACTAAAAGCAAACAGAATTCAAAATGAAGAAGTTTCTTTTAACTATCAAAATTCAGCTGGACAAACATTTACAGCAACAATGTCTTTGACATTGAATTATACTGTTGATAATTCATCAGCTACAGAAACAAATACAGCAATTAAAAATAATGCACCGCAGGCGTTTTACTCACAGGATAGAATGGTTAATGCTGAAGATTACAGTATATTTCCTTTAACACAAAGTACAACGATCCAAAAAATTAAAGCTATGAACAGAACACACATTGGTCATTCACGATATTTAGATGTAAATGATCCAACTGGTACTGTTAAAAGTGTAAACGTAGTGGGCGAAGATGCCATAGTGTACAAGTCACCGGACTTTACATTAACAACTGAAGAAGTCACCGGCACAGTAGTTGACACTTCTAGTTACAGCTATATTATACAAAACAAATTAGCACCGTTATTGAAAAAAATACAATTACAAAATTTTTATTTTGATGATTACAAGAAATCAGTTGAAACACATCATGATTCAGATCAATTTGAGATGGATCTAACATCAGTGAACAGAGTATTATGGAAACCTTATCCTACATCAGGTGAGAGCGAAACTGGATACTTTTACATTGGTGGTAATGATGCGCCTTCACAAGCAATTACAGTTTACAATAATCCAAACAGTTCGGATGAAAAACTTGGTCTAATTAGACCAGGTACAAAATTAGAATTTGTTAATGATTATTCATCGCCTACCACTATTAAATGGGCAACCGTAATGAGTGTAAGAAATGATGGATCAGTAATCACAACTGACACAACAGGATCAATAACACTAGATACATCAATAACATCAGGATTGAAAGTTAGAAAAATACTTCCTAATTTAAGAACTACATTAACATTAAGTGAAGAATCAGCAATTCAATCGTTAATGGAATCAGGAGTTAACTTTGGTATTGGTTATCATTACAGAGACACATCAACTAAAACAGAATCATGGTACACTATTGCAGAAGATTATCTAGATAAAACATCTGACTTTTCGGTGCAATACAATCAACAGCATGGTGGTTATAAAGCACTAGCAAAAGATTCATCTTGGTTAGTGAAAGCAACATATATTGCTCCAGCCTCTTCGGCAACAACAGCAAAATATGAATTCACTATCAGAGGATTGGATTATGTTTTTGAAAGTTTTGAAGATGTTAGATTTTTCTATCACGATGATTATAAAAATATAGATACAAAAACAGGTAGAGCTATTAAAGATACTATTAAAATATTAGACATCAACAAAGATGTTACAATATTATCTAATCCTTCAAGTACAACAAAACTTGTTGACCCTGTTACATTTAGTTTATCAAATGCGTTTATAGAACAAGATGGATATGTAGATACTAAAAAAGTTAAAATTACAAATATTGATTCCGATGATGATGGTATGCCTGATAATCCAGTAGCACACGAAGATATTATGAGTGATGGTTACTTTGTGTTTTTTGTAAATTATACAGATGCTGACGGATATACATATTATAAATTAACAACTGGAGTGACTCAAAGAAGCTCACTAACAGGTAATGGTTTAGAATTTTTAACTTCAGATCAACAGTTTTACAAAGACAATGTAAAATTGCATAACGGTACTGCATCATCATTTACAAAAAGATATGGTGTAGATGGAACAGCAGTATATAAAGCATACAGAGGTAGAGCATACAGTACTAGCGAACCATTCTACTTCCAATACAAACACACAGCACCTAGATCACAAAGAGTAGATCCAAGTGTGTCAAACATTGTTGAGTTAACTATATTACAAACAACTTATTATACAAATGTATTGAACTGGTTTTATTCAGGCAAAGGTGTTGCTGACTTACCAGTACAACCTACATCAGCAGAATTGAAAAACAATTTAACTGAATTAGAAAAATACAAAACTATTGGTGATCAAATTGTTTATTCGCCAGCTAAATTTAAATTGCTATTTGGAACAACTGCTAACACAGCCTACCAAGCAACTTTTAGAGTAGTTAAAATACCAGGTGCAACATACACTGATAACCAAATTAAAACAGAAGTAATTAATGCTATTAACAATTACTTTGATGTTTCAAATTGGAACTTTGGTGATACATTTTATTTCACAGAGTTATCAGCATACGTTCACTCAGAACTAGCATCACAAATTTCATCTGTGGTAATAGTACCAAAAGATTCTGAATCACGTTTTGGTAACTTATTCCAAATCAAAGCAGATAGTAATGAATTGTTCTTTTCAACTGCCGCAGTTAGCGATGTTGAAATTGTAACAAGTTTAACAGGAGCAAATCTAAGGTACGGCGGAGGTAGTTAAGAATGGCTGACAATAAAGCTATAAGCAAATTACCTGAGTTTTTACAAACAGACAAGTTAAAAAACTTTTTTGACGGTACTGTTGAACAACTTTTCTCTAAACCAGCAAGTGAAAAAACCACTGAATGGATTGGTAGAAAGTATGGTGTAAATTACGTCACAAACAAAGACAATTACAAACCTGAAAGTTCAAAAGCAAGACAAAATTATCAATTAGAACCAGCGGCTATTGTCAGAGATCCTGACAACTTGTTAACTGTTGATGCAACATTCTATGATGAAGCATTAAACTTTATACAAACTGAAAACGGAAAAATAAACAATCAAAATAGATTGTTTGATCAAAAATATTATACGTTTAACGCACCAATTGATTATGATAAATTTATTAACTATGAAAACTACTATTGGTATCCTAGTTTAGATTTAAATGTACCATCTATTACTATTACTGGTACCGTAGAATCATTTACAGCCAAAGCGGCACAATCTTTATTTGAATTAGCATATCCAATTGGCGCAAC